GTACCGTTAAGGTTGATGGTGTAAGTCTGTCCTGTGTATGGTTCAAATTCAGCACTTGTTCCGGCAGGTCTGACCATCGGGTAAACAGTAACATTATTAACCGTTACACCTGGACTTACGGCAACCGCAAAATTATAATCAGCATCTGCGTTTGTAAACGTATAAGTGGTTTCTCCTCCATTAGATGACGATTTCGATCCACCTTGTCCGTTATAATTCCAGTTTTTAACATATACTCCATTTTTTCCACCGGAAATAGTAATTGCCTTATTCAACAAACTATTTCTAGGCAAGGAACTCGGACCTCCAAGTATGATGTATGCCGACCCATTTCCCGTATTTGTTCCGTCAACCGTAACACTTCCGTCGGGCTTTGCAGTGAATGTAATTCCCTGCATTGTTTTTGTCGCAGATATACTGGGCAGCATGTTCTTCCCTGTCCTCGTCACACTTGCGGATGTATGTCCTGTTATAGGGCAGATGTTGGAATATGGTTCGTATGTGGCATCTGTGTCAGAAGCAAGTCGAAGCATCGGATAGAATACTAGCCCGTTAACATTTATACCGCTATAAACTCGGATAACAGCCTTAACCTGTGTACCAACAGCGGTGTTCATTGTCCGTGATGCTGTTTCACTTCCATCGTCATAGCACTGGTTTGCTTCACCGCTTGCGGTCAAGTCAATTCGTATATTCCATTTTGCACTGCCACCGCTGGGTGCTCCGCTTATTTTTAACGGTGTGTTTGGCACATTGAACGTGCTAATGAGAAAGTCAGTTCGTGCTGTTGCCGTACCGCTTAAAGCGATAGAGCCGTCCGTACTTACCGTGAAAGTCACTCCTGTTATGGTTGTGCTTCCGACAGCATGGGAAGGCAGTTTATTCTTCCCTGCACCGCCTACCCACGGTGCATCATAGCCATTCAAATCCTGCACTGGCTGAATATCCACATTCAGTCCTGTTAAAGCAGTCAGTCCGCTAGGGTTATCTATAGTAACAGGATTGCCGGATATCTCGGATGACGAAGAGGATACTGTAGTCCAATTCTCGCCTGTTTTTAGGAAGCGTTGGGGCATGGAATCGAATGTCAGATCGACAACGCCGACATTCACATCGTACACATCCGGAACAAACGCAGCTTTGAATGATGCCATCCGGAACTCATTTGGTGTCTGAGTCTCTTCATATCTGCAATACCCCCAACAGGATTCCAGGAAGCTTCTCATCTTCCTCATATTCTCCTGCATATCGTTCGTGATATACATTCTGACCTTCAGCGTGAGATTGTTATATTTATCATTGCTCAGCTGCAGAGCACCGGAGCGCCCCACGACTGAGACGCTCTGGATGTCCTTGGCAGCACCATCTAAGAAATTAGATGTAGCAATATAAGCACTGAACTCAGAAAAGGATTTGCCGTTGAATGTCAATTCATTTATCATGCGAATACCTCTTCATTCCGTTTGATTCCGTTTGTCAGATAATCCTTGATATATTCAGCCAGCGCTCTTGGATCTTCATAGTCCGATGCATTAATGTTGATCGTAACGCCGCCATAGTTTGTAGTGCTGTTGCTCACCGGATCTGATCCCAGGGTCCCGTTATAGGCCAGTTCTGCAGACACCGGAATGTTAACTGCTTCCTCTGCCATATTCTGCATCGCATCAGTGACGAACTTAGCATTATCATCAATACCTTCAGCCATACCCATCGGAATATACTTACCGATGGTGTTTTTCATCAGCTTAGATGGGGATGCGATTCCGAAGAATGACTTGATGGAATTCCATGCGCTTCGTGCAATGTTCATCAGAGCGTTGCCGATTGCACCAGCCATGCTCCAGATACCACTGACGATGCCGCTGATAATATTCGAACCGATGCTGACCCAGTTGAAGCCGGTGAACTTACTCGCTGCCTGTGAGATCAGGGAACCAATACCGGACAGTACCTGTGGGATTGCCTGAATAAGACCGGCAGCGATCCTTCCCACGATTGCAATGCCCTGACTGAGGAACTTCGGAAGATTGCTGATGATTGTACTTACAAGCTGTCCGAGCAGACTGCCGATTGCTCCCAGGATCACCGGCAGCCGGCTGGCAATACCATTCACCATCTGCAGGATGATCTCTCCACCCTTCTGGAGGAACTGCGGTAAGTTCTGCATGATCTGTGCGACCAGCTGTGACAACAGGCTGCCGATCGTCTCGATGATCGAAGGGATCTGGTCAAAGATGCCGGTATCGAACGATGACATGATTTCCGTTCCTACACCCACCCAGTCTGTTGATGTGATCGTGTTCCAGATGGACCGTACCAGACTTCCGATGGCTGTGATGACCTGCGGAATTGCCTGTAAGATTCCAATCAATAATTGAGAAATCAGAGTGATGCCGGAATTGATGATTTCATCCGCATACTGGGCAATGCCGGTAATGACTCCGACCACCAGCTGCGGAACATTTGCGAGGATCTGCGTGACCATCGGCAGCAGGTTTCCGAAAAGATATGTGCTGACGGTACTTGTAAGATTCTGCAAGGCTGTAGAAATATCACCACCCAGTGCCATCTGCCCCATCAGATCCGTGAAGGCTGCCTTCATAGCATTGAACGAACCTTCGAGCGTCTGCGATGCCTCAAGTGCTGTCGTGCCGGTGATACCCAATTCACCCTGGATAACATGAATGGCCTCATAGACATCCGACAGATTGGAAATGTCATACTGAACGCCGGTAATAGCCTGAGCGTCTTTCAGCAGTCTTTCCATTTCTGTCTTGGTGCCGCCGTAGCCAAGTTTCAGATTATCCAGCATCGTATAGTTCTGTTTGGCGAATCCCTGATACGCTGTGGTGATGGCTTCCATGCTGGTACCCATCTTATTAGCGTTATCAGACATATCGATCATTGCCATGTTTGAGATCTCGGCAGCCTTGTCTGTATCTCCGCCCAGGGACTGCAGCAGTGATGCAGAAAAACTGGTGACATTCTGCATATACTCATTTGCAGATAAGCCGGTCGTCCGGAAGGACTCTGATGCGTACTTCTTGACCGTATCAGCACTATCCTTGAACAGCGTTTCAACACCGCCAAGGGACTGCTGCAGCTGACCGCCTTGATTCAGTGCTTCACCGACCATCTTGCCGATTCCGACTGCCACCATGACCTTCTTGGCAACAGAAACGAATTTACTTGCAAAAGAATTACCGGCATCCTTACCGGCTTTTTCTGCATCGCCGGACATCACATCGCTGATCTGGCTGCCGATGCCTTTTGCGGATGGGATTATCTGAACATAGGCTTTTCCAAGCGTCATATCAGCCATATAATTACCCCCTTATAATCTCCGCACGGCGTTTCTCAAACTCTTCCGGAGTTTCAAATGCCGTGACGGTCTCTTTCTCTTCTTCGTCTAATGCCGCCAAAAGGGATTTGGGAGCATTTCTATGTTTTTGCGCATCCTTAGTCTTTGTCCATCTAAGCCAGTGCAGATCATCCAGGATAGCAATCTGCAGCATTGTCTCAAACGGCAATTTCATATTGCGCAGCTTCAGTTTGATGCGGCTATCATCCCTTAATCCACAAGAAAGCCTTGCCACTGTTTCCAGCGACAAGGCTCTTACATCAAACACATGATAAGTTTCAGCAAGGTCACATAAAAGAGCGTCCCGATCCAGCCGCATCATGTGAACTAAGGTGATTAGTTTTTTCCTTCTTTGATCTGTTCGAAGATGTCGAAGACTTCAGCAAGCACTTTCTCTGTGGAAACGTGCTCACCTTCTTTACAATGCTCGACAAGGGCTTTGCCCTGGTCTTTGCCCAGCACCTTCTTGACGAAGCGTGGAGCATACAGCATATTGCCATCTTCCATTTCTGACAGTTGTTCCAGAATCTCCCAATCATCCAATGCTTTTACGTCCACATTGAATTCAAAGCCGGTTTTCGTTGTCCCTTTCATGTTTTATCCTTTCAGTTACTTAATATATTCGTAATGTGTATTGCCCTGTGCATCCGGTGTGCAAGCCAGTGTTGTCTCATAGCCGACTGCTTCACCATCAACATAAGTGATATCGCCGACTTCGCTGACATAGGCAGCCGGAAGAACGACACGCTTTACATGGTTATTGTTATAAACCATTTCGATGACATAGGAATGCGCTTCAGCCGGTGTAGAATTGGCTTTTACAGTCAATCCTGTCGACAGTGTGCCGGTAACGTTTTCGTCACCATAAACGACCTTTAACACATCGGCGTTCATTGCTTCGATCAGAGTGAACTGCCATGTATCGTCCTTAGATGTCAGCACCTGAAGAACTGTATCACCACCCCAAGCCTTGATTGCTTCCGATTCCGGGCTGTTAGAATTGGTAACACCATCTTCGGAAACATAGCCGAGGCAGGCAAATGCTTCATTCAGCGCTGTAGTGGTATCTGTCGGCAGTGCTGTACCGGTCGGAGCGACCCAGATAGAGCCACCGATCTTCGGCTTACCGACAGTTACCTGCAAACTGTTATTTGCCATTTCATTACCTCCTAGTAATGGACTAATTCAAAAACAGCCTGATATCGAGGCTGCTTCGTTGATTCTTTGATAAATGGATAATCGCCGTTCAGACTGACTTTCGTAATCTGATCCAGCGTAATAATGTCATACATAGCGGATTTGACTGCTTCATTCAGTACGGCTGCCTCATAGAGCGAAGGCGCATAAGACTGGATAGCAAATACAGCACTGAAGATGTGGTTTTCCATCCCGGAGCCGGTCTTTTCAAGAACCACAAACGTATCACCGAATGGGACTTTGTTTTCAGGCTCCTGCATATAGACCGGTACCTGCAGTGCATCGCTCAGATAATCCAAAACGACTTTTTCAATCATGAGCTAATCACCTTCACCAGGATGTTATTGTCCTGGTTCTTTCTTTCTGCGTCTTTCGTCTCTGCTCTGATATTGGCATATGCTCTTTCTTTACCGGATCTGACTTCAAATCCGAATCCTTCGCCGGCTCTGGCAGCCCTCTCCGAAGCCATAGATGTCAGAATTGACTGCATCTCCGGACTGTTACGCAGCTGATTAAGGCCGTCCCGGTCAAGATGTATGAATAACTTACTCATACCTTTCGCACTTAACCTTTAAATGCCACTGAAGCGGAATGTTAGCCTCAATGCCTCTTTCCGGAATTCCGAAAGTGCGGAATTTCTGACCGAAGAATTCCACGATCTGATCCTGCCATTCGTGAGAATCACCCTTTGGGATGCCAAGTATGTACTCGATCATCTTTCCGGATAAATTCAGTTCATCGGTTCTTTCTTCCGGTGTCGGCTGTCCGACAAGCACGTTATCGACATCGAATGCTGTCCAGCCATAAATAGGCTGATTGAATTCATCCGTGCCGATCTGTGACTTATTCCACAGAGTTACCGTCATTCCTTGGATCATAAAAATCAATCACTCCATATCTCTGCCGCTTCAGTCCGAGCCGTTTCAGATCTGACGGAAAAATCGCATTGCCGATACCACCGCCCGGAATCGCATAAGTCCCTGACCACGAATAGCCGAGGCCTGCCTGTGATTCCTGGGACATGGCTTCCCCGGTCGTAGACTGGCGAAGCACACGACTGATCGCAGACACAACGACTTCCTTAGCAACACTGCCAAGTGCTGGATCAGCCTCGATCATTGCATCCAGATCTTTCCCTACTGCTTTTGCTCTGATTCTCAGTTCGTCAGAAATGATAGGCAGAAGTGTTTCTGCTCTGCTCGTTTCATCTGCATCAAGCGGTCTCCACATGTTTATGACATCAAGTACGGTTGCAAACGGTTCTGCCATGTTGCTACCTCACTTCTTTTTCTTTGTCGCCTTCTTTTTGGGTTCCTCTTTCTTCTCCTCGACAGGTTCAATCAGTTCCCAATCGCCTTTAACAGGACAAGGGACGGCGATAACCGCCCCTGTCTTGGTGTTTTTGTACAGAAGCATTACGCTACAGTAACACGAGCAAAGCGAGAGCCATCGAGGATAGCCCAGCCGATATAGAATTCGGCTCTCAGATAAACCTGATTGTGTCCCTTCAGGTCACCTGCAGTTGCATCGTTGTCCGGATTACCATATTCGATAACTTCCAGCGGAATTTCCTTAGCATAGCCCCAACGGAATGCGTTTTCGAAGTCGCCAATGATAGCGTGGTCACCTGCAGACTGTGTGTTGCCAAAGGAAACAGTGCTGTTTGTATCCAGGGTCATAGCGCCCAGGGTTGCCGGCTGTGCACCGAAAGCGAATTCCGGATATTTACGAGCACCATTTGCGCCTGTTGTCAGAGCGGCAATAGCGTTTCTCATAGCCGGAGAGATTGCAATGCCTGTAGCATCAACATCGTTCAGCATAGCAAGAGCAGCATCGATGTTTGCATCAGCGGAAGCTGCTGCATATGTAACTGTGTTAGCTGTTGCGAGATGGTCGAAGTCTTCGCCATTGATAACTGCAGATGTTGTGCCGGTTCTCGGATTGAAGCCATGCATAGCAGCAATATCGAAGCCACGAGCGGCCTTCTTGGCTGCACCTTCAGCGAACTGGCGAAGAACATCCATTCGATATTCTTCTGTGCCATACAGGAATTCGTCAGATACACGGACACCATACTCGAACTTAATCGGGCGAACTGTTTTCGGCGTTACTGTTGCACCGCCATTGGACTTTGCACCATTCTCAGCGACAATATCGATTTCCTTGTCGAGAGAGAATACGAATTCAGTTGTTCCATTAAACGGAATCGGCTTCTGTGCGGACAGTTTAGCCAGAGAAGATTTGCCTGTGACAGCGTTGAACATTTCTTCAACGATCTGTGTAGGAAGATTGTTGCCTTTTGTTAATACGTTTGCCATTTTTATTCTCCTTTTAACTTACGAGCAAGTTCTCTGAATGCTTGCTCCTTCGAATCACCGACAGGTTCTTCGGTATTTCTCACAAAGCCTGTCTGCCTGTGCACAGACAGCTTTGAGAGTTTGTCTGCGCTTGCTGAAATAGATTCTTCATCGTCTCCAGTCAGAAACTCGATAGCGTCATAGGGCAGTTTCTTTTCGTTTGCAATACGTGTCTTCAGCTGCCTCGTCTCAAGATCGTGGATCTTTCCTGTGAATTCATCGAATTTAGCATCGTATCCGGAATACTTCTCCAGTTCCTTTGCATGACTTGATTTCAGAGACTCGCTCTCTTTTGCATAGTCATCCTTCAGCTTCTGGATGTTCTCCGGGGACATCCACTCTTTGAATTCGTCTCGTGCCTTCTTTTCAGCACGTTCGATGCGTTCCTTGATCCGTGCATCGAAGTCTTCCTGTGTTTCGATTACTTTAAATTCAGCCATTTTTCCTCCCATGTTAACCGCTTGGTAGCGTAAATGTTAAAAGGCACCGAAGTGCCTTAATAACCAATCTTTTGTTTTCTCCGTTCAGTTACTGTGGAGCGTCCCCAAAACGCCAGAGCCAAAGACTCAACGATGGAAACATCCACACCTTCTTTAATGGATCTAAAGCCAAATGCACCATTTGTGCCGATCATTCGCTTTTCACAGTTACTGATGGCAGCTGTCACACTTGGCTGCCCGGCATGGCATATAGACGCATCGTCTATCGCCTGTCGGAAACCTGCATAAGCAGTAATAGCATCACCGTATGTGGGTACGATGACTTTAGCCTTCACATGAGCCTGTTTGAAGGCTTCTGAGAGCAATTCAGATTTTCCTTTGCCGTCTATCACCACAGCATAAACATCCGCAGCAGAGACGAAGGAAACGAGCCATGCAAAGCCTTTCGCCTGACTCCGGCAATCTATGGTTTCCAAGAATATCTTTCCGTCTTTTGTATTCAAGGCGATGCTGAGAGAAACATTTTTCCCATCGACACCAAACTTGATACCGCAGAAGATTTTTCCTTTCAGATCCGGAAGCCGTTTCACCCTCAGACTGAGCCATTCAGCTTGAGTGATTTCCGACTTTAACTCATAAGAATGCCAGAAACCAAGACGCTGGATGATAAAGTCCAGTTTGTTTCTGGCATCTTCGGATCTGATCGTCCTTTCCTTGAGAATTGTTCCCAGGGAAGGATTCGTCTCATACCACAGATCGGCATTCATGATGTCATCCGGTCTCTCATAGGTTGACCATTCAGCCCAGCCGGTGTCGAATGACTGCCCGGCCAGAGTCTGCTGTCTCAGTCCAACGAAGACATCACCTTTGGAAGTGACGGTCGGAGGCGTTCCGCAAAAAATCGTTTGCGGATTCGGTGAAGCAGCAATGGTGTAGATCAGAGCGCTCTGCTGTGCGCTGGTATATTCCTGTGCTTCATCTATTACCAGCAAATCGAATGATTCACCGATACCACCGGCTTCCGTTCGTGTCCTGAACACGATCTGACCGCCATCTTTCAAGAAAATCTGTTCCAGACCGTACTGTTTGGTAGCCTTGTAAGACTTATCCGGATCTATACGGCCTTTTTTCTTTCTGCCGGTCTCAACATAACCGGCATCAGACAATAGTTTCATCAGACGGACAAAAGCACTGTGCGAAGTGCTTGTTTTGTGCGCCGTATGACATATCCTTTCACCATTGCGCAGACCCCACAGTTCACGCATGGCAAGGATCTCACCTTTGCCGTTTTGTCTGGGAACCTCATAGCCGAACTTCTGATGTGTCCATAGACCATCATCGTTCTGAGCCATGATGTTTTCTATCAGTAATTTTTGCCATTCCTGGGCGGATCTGCCGGACTCTTCGTATAGTTTTACGGCTTCCTCGCCTTTGGAATCCTTGAACGGTAAAACAATGGCTTGTGTGGGAGTTTGGCGACCTAAACGTTCTGCCATATCCCTCGCCTTCCTTAACTCCGCATCAGATAGTCAATGCCGAACTCGGCGATTTCCGCCTTATGCATGTTATAGAATATCGATGCGTTCTTTGCGGTGAAGCGATATTTGTTCATCAGAACTTCCATCACTTTCGCTTTTTCTATTCGTGCCGCTTCCGCTTGTTTGGCAGCGGCCTCGGCCTGTTGCTGTTTGATTGCCAGTGCGTTGGCCTGTTCTTCAGCGTTTCCGTATGTCCACTCTACCTTGGACCAGACGTCCTTGGCGGAGCGGCCTTCGTCAACATAAGTGACTTCGCACCGGCATCCGACATGTCTGCGGAATACTTCGGTTCCGCTTAAGGCGCTGTTGTAGTCATATTCGCCAACCAGCCGGGCACACCATTTGCACGGCACCTGATATGTGACCATGTATTTGTATGCCTTGCCTTTTTTGGATCTGACGATCTTTGGCCGTGTCACCGATCCAGCCGGTTCTGCCTTCCGGATGATGACCGGCTTCAGACCGACATTAGAATGCAGCTCGGCATTTCTCAGAACTGTTTCATCGACCAGTGACTGGCCAAAATTGATCAGTTCTTCCCGGCCTTTGCCATCGATAACGTCTTTGATAATGCCGTTGATCCGTTCGTAATCAAAGCCGGCACGCTTCGCTTCCAGTCCGATCTGATAAGCTTCGTTCAGATTCGTCTGGATCTGCGTGGCTCCTTCTGTTACCACCTGATAGTATTCATCAGTCAGAGCATCCCAGTCGACTTCGACCTTTTTGGCCCCGGTTGGAGTGCGTGAGACTTCGAACACAATTTCATCGTCCAGGATTTCCCCGGATCTGACGGCATATTCGTTTGCGTCAGCAAAATTCGTACTGCCACGGATACGGTTCCGAAGGCTGTCCATTCTTTTATCCGTTTGCAGACGATTTCTGTACCGCTGCAATAGATCTGTCATTCTTCAACCTCGACCGCTTCCTGGGATTCCTCAGACACGATACCGGTCAGATCCCGGATGTTATCTTTATTGAAATATCCCGGAATAGCCTGATTCATCTTGATGGCTCCATCACCGATGCTGGACAGCATTGCCGCATCCGGTTCGAAGACAGGCAGCCAGATACCACGCATCGCCGGAACGAATGTCCTTGCATAAGGTTCGTTATCTCTGAGAGATGCAGCAAGATATCCGACATTGGCGAACGATGTCTCATAGGACCGCTGTGCTTTTCTTGCGATCAGTCTCAGCGTTTCATGCGCAGCCTTGATTGCTTCAGCCGAAGATGGGTTATCCGTAACGAATCCAAGATCGTCCAGAGTTAAACCGGTTTCGCCGCTGAACATGGCCGCAGCCATGCGCAACTGTTCTGTGTATGGGGACATGGACTGCTGTGTGAACTGTCCCAGTTTCGGGCTGGAACCGTCCTCGTCCTTGTCAAATCTCAGCATGGCAGACATCGAAGCTCTCCATGTATCGAGCGGATCTGCTTCCGGATCTAAGCCCGTGACATATTTCTGCGGGAACGAATAGAACTCGGCAGATACTTCGGCACGTTCCATCGTTGTCTCAGCGAATCTCTGATAATACATGCAGGACCGGCTGATCCGGGAATGACCGAACGGCCTTTCTGAATCCGGGCGGAACGGTACCGGGACCAACAGAGGATATCGTGCCGGGTTTTCTTCGAATACTGTCGGGATGCCTTTTTCGTAATACTGTGTTCCGTCCGTTGTGAAGTAGGCTTCCAGGATCGGATGCTGCGCTTTATCGCGAGCCAGTACGGCATAGTCTTCGTTCGACA